ATCCTCACTTTCTAATGCAAGAACAAGAACCTTTTCTTCTTTTACTAGGAAAGGTCTGAACTGAATTGATTCTCCAGTTGAAGGTAATTCCAACTCATATGTTGGTGTTGCAATCTTTGGTAAAGGCATAATGTCTTATAGATGTATTTCAGTATTGTTATTTATTAACCAATATTGGAGAAAGATCCCAAGAGATCGTTGGCACCAGTGCGTAATTGTGAACCAAATTTTTTCAGATCAAAAGAAAATGGATTTGCATTTGGATCATTAAGGAGACTTTCCCTTGCTTGACTAAAGACATCTAAGGGAGAACCTAGAGATGATGTATTATTATTCGGTCCACTCTGAATGTATCTAATGTATGACATAGAAACAGTACACTTCAGTAAATCATTTCCACTGTATGATACTGGCATCGAAGATATGCTCAAAGGAAATGATCTAATGAATTCATAAGTCATGAATTGTTGATAGTCTCTTTCAAATTTAAATATTTTCAATCCTTGATCAGCAGTATATTCATCTGGATATGTGGGTCTGTAATTATATGCTTTATCCATATTATCTCCTTCCTCTTCCATCATAATTCCTTTCATCCAAGTTTCAAAAAATCTAATTGGAAGATAATTTGAGGCATCAACATAAAATGTAAAATCTATTCTATCATCAAACATTCTACGATATGCGTGCTTCTCCGTCACGCCTGTTCTATCATTATTAATATCCATCGTGGTTAATTGTGAACCAGGAAGAGATGTATCAGTACAAAGAAGATTTAATTGACCCTGATCTGCACCAAGAACATCTCTCAACTTCCTTGATACATCAGTTTCTTTTCCATCGTTAGTTGGAAGAGGAATTTGAACAGCAAAGTAAGAGGTTAATGATGGTCGTAATAAGTTTACTTTGACATCATCGACACTTTTTCTTCTTACTTCCTTTTCGGCGGGGTTTGCCATCTATAAATATTTTTAACCTTATATATTATGTATGGCCGAAAGTATCAAAAGTAAATACAAACCATCATTCCCAAAGAAATATAAAGGCAATGCTAATAATATCATATGCCGTAGTAGTTGGGAACGTAGGTTCTGTCATTACTGTGATTTAAATGAAAACATTCTTGAGTGGGGTAGTGAAGAATTTTACATACCGTACATCTCACCAATAGACAGAAGAGTTCATCGTTACTTTCCAGATTTTATTATCAAGGTGCAGGAAAATACGGGACAGATTAAGACTTATGTGATTGAGGTAAAACCAAAAAGACAAACTATAGAACCTAAGAAAAGGTCAAGAGTTACTAAGTCATACATCTATGAGTGTAAGACTTTTGCAGTCAATCAAGCAAAGTGGAAAGCAGCAGTTGAGTTTTGTGAAGATAGAAGGATTAATTTTAAGATCATCACAGAGGACGAACTCGGAATCAAATGAACCGTATCGAACAACTCATTCCAGATCTCAATAACAAAACGAATGATCAAGAAGTTATGATGCTTGAGATCATGGAAGTGTTGAATGATACTGTTACACCTATACCAGAAGCAGGAAAGTTTTATACCTTTGTTTATAATGCAAAGACACCTCGCATAACATATGATCAGCACCCATTGATTGCTTGCACAGAAGTATTCCGTTGGGGGTTTCGTGGAGCAAACTTTCACCTAGGTAAGTATAGAAATTATACTTGGGAAGAAGTAGCAGGTCAACTTTATATTGTTGACTATGAAGAACTAGGAGACTTGCTTTCTATACCTTATGCACTTCGTAAAGATACTTACTAAATAGAAAAAAGATAGTCTGTAATGGCATCAGCAAATAGCAAGGTAGCTAAAGTAACAGTTTCTGAAAAGCAAGGAAGAGCTTCATCAAAAGGTGTCGATAATTACTACAAAACAGAGGTTACTACTCTTGGTGATGGTAGCATAAAGAGAGAAACTTTTAGAACTGATGCACAAGGAAATAATGGTGTAAAAGTTCAAGAGGTAAGCGTTGATAAAAATGGAAAACAAACAAGTAATATAGTATCATCTAATGCAACAGCAGGAGAAAGAAAGGCATTAAATAATCCAGACTCTCAATTAAGAGGTTCAATAAAACAACAAACCAAAAATGCTGGAGATATAGTTCAAAAAAATGAAGCAGATGCTGCTGCTGGCGGACTTACAGATGCTGGTAGAAAAAATCAAGAGGTGCTTGGTGGTGGTTCTGGGAATAATGCAAACGATGAGGGTGAAGCAGGAGATACTTCAAGACCAAGTGGCGAACCTTCAAAAAACGAAGCAGGAACAAGGGATGATTTTGGAGCTCCATTACATTATCCTGTAACTAGAGATTCGAACCAGGATGTTATTAAATTTGATATGCTAAAGTATGAACCCAAAAAAATTAGCGGATTTGGTTTTGGTGAAAGAGATTCAACTAGAGAATCAATTGGAACAGTTACTCTACCAATTCCAGGTGGTATTTCTGATGCTAATGCTTGTAATTGGGGTGATGACACCATGGGTCCACTTCAACTTGCAGCAGCAGGATTGGCATTAAAAGCTCTTACTCCTGATGGAAGCACACCGATTGGTGCTGCTTTGGGTGATTTAAAAAGTCAATTAGTTACAAATAACACGGAGATGAAGCAACTAATTCAAGGAAAATTTGCAGCAACTGCAGTGGGTGCTGATCCAAACTCATTGCTTAGTAGAACTCAAGGAATGATTCTTAACCCAAACCTTGAACTATTATTTCAAGGTCCATCATTAAGACCATTTGCTTTTGAATTCAAAATGTCTCCAAGAAGTGCTGCTGAAGCAAAAGTAATCACACAAATTATTAGATTCTTTAAGCAAGGAATGGCACCAATTAGAGAACAGTCAAGACTTTTCTTAAAAACACCTCATACATTTAGAATTAAGTATGTGCAAATGGGTGATAATGATGAAAATATCTACTTAAATAAATTTAAAGAGTGTGCTCTACTATCATGTAGTGTTCAATATACTCCTGAAGGAAACTATGCTCCCTATGAAGATGGTGCAATGTCATCATATCAAATGTCTCTTCAGTTTAAAGAACTTGAACCTGTATATAATGATAGTTATAAAGACATGCCAACTGACGCAATAGGTTTCTAAAATGTCAAATTACTTCGACAAGGTTCCAGATTTTGAATATGTTAGCAGACTTCCTGATGCATTGATATCAGATTATATTAATGTAAAAAATTTATTCAAAAGAATTGCTTTAAAACAAGACATCTATCAAGACTTATCATTCTTTACTAAGTATGAAATTCTTGGTAATGATAGACCTGATAATGTTGCATCAAAAGTCTATGGTAGGTCTGATTTAGATTGGGTTGTCTTAACTAGTAATAATATTATCAATATTCAGGATGAATGGCCAATGCCACAACTTGAATTCGATACATATCTTTTAAATAAGTACGGCACTTATGATAATTTAAATTCATCTCACCACTATGAAACTACTGAACTTAAAAATAGTGATGATGTTATAATTGTTCAAAAGGGATTACAAGTTCCTTCAACATATAGTATAACTTATTATGATGGATCTGGAATGGTTACTGGGTATCCTGTTGTTGAAATCACAAACTATCAGTATGAAGAGAAATTAAATAACAACAAGAGAAGCATTTACTTATTAAAACCAAGATATCTAAATGTAATCATGGATGACTTTGAAGAACTCATGACATATAAAAAAGGTTCCAGTCAATATAAGACTGAAACCTTGAAGACTGCTGATAATATCAGACTATTTTAATTGAAGTATTTGTCCATCCTAAGTTTGATGTAATACATTCCTAACAACCAGACGGAGAAGAGAAATCCTTCTCCGTAACTCATGGTGTTCCATGCATGAACTGCGCTATCCATTACTCCTCCGCAAGTTTCTGGAAGTAGGACAGTGCATCATCCTCATCTGAGTCAACAGATTTGGTTGGAGTGATGTCAGGTGCATTGAAGTCTGCTGCAGGAGCACTCTTTGCTGCCCAGTCAGGAGCAAAGTTGCCGCGAGAGTTGTCTTCATTATCAGTCTCCTCATCATAACGACGGGGAGCAGGTTTAGCACCAAGCACCATCTTCAGACGCTTATCCAGGTCCTCGTAGGACTTGAATTGATCTGCTGCAACAAGTGCTGACAGAGAGTATTGCTTTTGCCACAATGCTTCTAGTGCATCGTCATCATCCAAGAGTGGTTCAACTTTATCAAACTCAGAAGAATCATAGTTCCAGTAACCTGCAACCTTCTTCAGTTTCAGTTTGAAGTTAGCACCCTGCCAGAAGTCAAAAGGATTGATTGGAGTCTCATCCTCAAACTCA